CGGCTGGTTGCTGGGTGACCGCGGCAAGGACATGACCGGCCCACCGGTGGCGGGCGGAAACGGCGAGGTCTGGGAGCACGTGTGCCTGCCAGTGTGGAATGCGGGCAACACCCCGCTATGGCCGCAGAAACACGATGCCGACACGCTGCGGCGCATGGAGAAGGCTGCACCCTACGTCTTCGCGGGACAGTACCGGCAGATCCCGGCCCCGCCGGAGGGCGGCGTGATCAAGCCGGACATGATGACCATCGTGGACGCCATCCCGGGGCAGGTGGTCGAGTGGTGCCGCGGCTGGGACCTCGGCGCCTCGGCCTCAGGCGACTTCACCGCCGGCCCGAAGCTGGGACGCCTGGCCGATGGGCGCTACGTCATCGCCAACGTCGTGCGCGAGCAGTACGAGACAAACGAGCGGGACACACTCATCAAGACGACGGCCGACAACGACGGGCGCGGCCTGGTGAAGCAGAGCCTGCCGCAGGACCCCGGGCAGGCCGGAAAATCGCAGGTCGCGGCCTTCGCGAAGCTGCTGACCGGCCACAACGTGCACTTCAGCCCGGAGAGCGGCGACAAGATCACCCGCGCCACCCCGCTGGCCAGCCAGATCAACGCCGGCAACGTGCTGATGCTCCGCGGCCCATGGAACGATGCGTTCAAGAACGAGTGCCGCATGTTCCCCAACGGCAAGTATGACGACCAGGTGGACGGCGCGGCCCGAGCCTTCAACGGCCTGATTCACCCGAACGTCGGCTTCTACTGAGGCCGTCCCTACCATCCCCCCGATGGTCACTGTCAACGCCTCCGAGTACGAAATCCGCCGCGCCCGCGAGGAGCTTGCCGCGTCCTTCGGCTCGCTCGACGCCAAGCGGCCCACGGCCTGGGCGCAGTTCGGCTGGAAGACGGACCTCTGCTTCGACGACTACCTGCGCGCGTATGAGCGCGGCGGGCCCGGCCACGGGGCGGTGCACCGCATCCTCGATAAGTGTTGGCAGGAGTGGCCGCGCGTCAAGGCGCCCGGGGCCGACGAGGAATCCGAGTGGGAGAAGACCTTCGGCAAGCTGATGCAGTCGATCAACGGCTGGCAGAAGCTGCGGGACTTCGACCGCCGGAACATGGTGGGGCGCTACTCGGCGCTGATCTACCGCGTGGCGGACGGGCAGCCGCTGAGCGCTCCGCTGACGCGCGGGCAGAAGCTGGTCGACATCATCCCGGTGTACGAGAACCAGATCAAGGCGACCCACTGGGACACCGATCAGACCTCGCCCACCTACGGCGATCCGATGATGTTCCAGTACCAGCGCCGCCGGCTGGGCTCCGGCCAGGACACGCAGGGCCAGCCGATGGACTGGGCCGACGTGCACCCGAGCCGCGTGCAGTTGCTGGCCGAGGGAAGCGTCGGGGACTTCCTCGACGGCGTGCCGCTGCTCAAGGCCGGCTTCAACGAGCTGGCCAACCTGGAGAAGATCAGCGGCGGCAGCGCCGAGGGCTACCTCAAGAACAGCGCGCGCACGCTGGTGCTGAAGTTCGACGCCAACGGCACGCCGGCCGCCATGGCTGCAACCCCTGGTGAGCCCAACCCGGCAGGCCAGGCCGTGAAGGACGCGATCGAGCAGAAGACGCGCGACCTGAACAGCAACATTGACAGCAGCATCGTCCTGCAAGGCGGCGATGCGACCACACTGCAAACGTCGATGGCCGACCCGGCGCCATCGTTCGAGGTGTCGGCGAACCTGTTTGCCGCGTCGGTGCAGATCCCGATGACGGTTTTGTTCGGGGCGCAGACAGGGCGACTCGCAAGCGATGAGGACCGGGCAGATATGGTCGCGCGCTGCAAGAGCCGGCAGCGCAACGAACTCACGCCCATGCTGGAGCAGTTCGTGAAGCGCATGCAGGCCGCCGGGCTGGTGGACGCGGGCGACTTCGAGATTGAGTGGGCGCCGCTCGACGCCCCGGGCGACACGGAGAAACTGGACAACTCCGCCAAGATGGCCGACATCAACCTCAAGGCCTTCCAGGCTGGCGACGGCCCAGTCTTCGCACCGAACGAGGTGCGCAAAGTCTGCGGCTACGAGGAGCTGCCGGGCGGCGACGACATGCTGACGCCCGAAGAGAAGGCGCAGACCGACGCTGAGATGCAGATCGAGATCGCGAAGGCCAAGCCGGCGCCCGTGGTCGCGCCGCCGGGGCAGAAGCCGCCGCTCAAGGCCGTCTGATCGTGCTCACCCGCGAGCGCCCCGGCTCACCGGTCATCCAGCGCAACACCGAGGACCGCACCGCCACGGCCGGCATCCGGCGCAGGGCCATCGCGGACATCCGGCGGCGCTTCGCTGCGGTGGAGGCCGAAGTGCTGGCCGCCTTCGCGCGCATCCCCGTCTACTCCCTGAACGACGTGCGCACCGAGGCCGTGCTGTACGGGCTGCCGCCAGAGGCCCTGGCCGGCATCGCCGACGAACTCACCGCCACGCTGCAGCGCTGGATCTCCGGCGAGCGCGACCCGGCGCACATCCTGTGGTTCGAGCCCTACCAGGACGAGGCGGCCCAGCTCGGCGCGGCGCAGAGCGTGGCGAACCTCTCCGGGCTGTCTGCCACCTACGCCGCGGCGCGCACGCTGCAACAGGTGGTGTACAGCGAGCCCTACCGCCTGCGGGCTCGGCTGGCCAAGTTCCGCAACCGGGAATACTGGACGGGCCTGGCCGCCGAGCAGCGGGCCAAGCTGGCGCAGGTGATCGGCCAGGCGGTGGCGGACGGGAAGAACCCGACCGTGGTGCGCAAGGAGATTCAGGAGGCGCTGGGCGTGGGGAGGGGGAGGGCGATGCTGTACGCGCAGACCGAGATACCCGGCATCCTCCGCGACGCCCGGCTGGCCGAGTCCGACGATGCGCGCGAGCAGCTTGGCATCGAGACGGGCCTGCTGTGGACCTCGGCCTTCAAGTCCACCACCAGGCCGTGGCACGCATCGCGCAGCGGCAAGGTGTATGACGCCGCCGAGGTGCGCGCGTTCTACGCCCAGGGGGGCAACCGCTACCGCTGCTACTGCAGCATCACCGAGTGCCTGCTCGACGAAGACGGCAAGCCCATCCTCTCAAAAAAGCTGCTCTCCACGATGGCGAACGAGCGCAAGGCGTGGCAGAGCCAGCACGACCCCGACTGACGCCTTCCTACCATGGCCGCATGTCCGCCGCATCTGCCTGGTCCCTAACCGCCACCGCGACCCTCTGGCCGCTGCTTGGCCGTGACGACCGCACCGGTGCGCTGACCTTCGGCCTGCCGGTGAGCTTCCCCTGCGACTACAGCGCCAAGGCGGACCGCATCACCAACTCGCGCGGGGTCGAGTTCGTCACCCGCCAGGTGGTCTACACCGAATTCGCCGACGCCAAAGAGGGCGACCGCCTGCTGATCGGCGAGAGCATCGACGCCGACCCGGTGGCGGCCGGTGCGTTTGAGGTGCGGGCCATCGCGCGTTACGGCGACACATTTAACCGAGAAGCGGATGACTTCACCATCTACACGTAAGCCGCGCGTCTCGGCGGTGACACATGCGCTGGTAATGGAGCGGCTCAACTACGACGCCGAGACCGGCGCATTCGTCTGGCGGCGCTCTTTCGGCAGAGCCAAGGGCGGCACCCAGGCCGGGCGAAGCACGAACCAGAGGTACGCGTACGTCTGCGTCCTGGGGGAGACCTTCCTGGCCCATCGGCTCGCGTGGTTCTATGTCATGGGCGATTGGCCAAAGGGCGAGATCGACCACATCAACGGGAACAAGTTTGACAACCGCTTCTGCAATCTTCGCGACGTGCCACACGCCACGAACACCCAGAACATTCGCGCGCCACACAAGAGGAACGTGACATCGGGTTTCCTTGGGGTTCGCCGGCGCCATGGCGCCGCGTGGTTCAACGCGAGCATCAGCGTGAATCGCAAACATCACAACCTTGGCCGGTTTGACACCGCCGAAGAAGCGCACGCCGCCTACCTTGAGGCCAAGCGCAAGCTGCATGCTGGCTGCACCATATGACCCGCCCCCGCATCACCAACAACCTCCCGGCCTTCATCGGCGGCCGGCAGGTGGCCGCCGCCCGCGGCATGACCCAGGCCCTGATCCTGGGCGCCAGCGAGGCCAGCGTGCTGACCCCGATCGACACGAGCACCCTGCTGAACTCGCAGTACAAGGACGTGCAGAAGGACGGCACGCGCATCGTGGGCCGGGTGGGCTACACCGCCGAGTACGCGCTGCCGGTGCACGACCCGGACAACCCGCAGAACTTCCGCCGGGCCAGCGCGAGCAAAGAGTTCCTGAAGAAGGGCTTCGAGCGCGCCGAGTCCAACATCCGAGGCGTGCTCACCGGCGAGATCCGCACCAAATGATCGCCGCTGACGCCATCGTCGCGTTCATCGCGCCTCTGCTGCCCGGCTGGCGCATCCAGGTGGGCCGCTGGGTGGACGGCACCAGGACCGACCGCTACGCCGTGCTCCGCCCCGTTGGCGGCCTGCCCGCCGAACTGGTGCGCCGGCCGCAGTTCACCCTGTCGCTCATCGGCGCCGATGGCGATGCAGCAGGCTCCGCGCCCGTCGAGGCTGCGGCCGAAACCATCATCGAAGCGATGCGCGTCAGCAGTGGCGCGCTGATCTTCATGCAGCCGGCCGAGCCGGTTTTCATGCCCACCAGCGATGGCCGGGACGTTTACGAAATCGCCATCTCGGCAATCACTGACTAGGACCAGCAATGCCCTCTCCGAAATTCACCGGCCGCGACGTTGTCCTGAACTTCGCCATCGCCGACGAGGCCGCCAACCCCAGCGGCCTGACGTTCGTCCGCCTGGGCGCTATGCGCGGCAAGTCCATGAAAACCAGTTGGGACACCGTGGACGTGACCGCCGACACCTCGCCGGCTTACGTCAAGGAGAACCTGGTGACCTTCAAGGCCATCGAGTTCACCGGCGACGGCGTGAGCTACGGCGAGGACGTGACCAACCAGAAGACCCTGAAGGCCCACGTCATCAACCCGGGCTCCACGACCAACTACCAGCCCAAGGTGTGGATCCAGATGATCGACCCGGACGGTGATGAGTACATCGGCCCGTTCATCATCAGCGAGTGGAGCGACGACCGCCCCTACTCCGATGCCGCCACCTGGAGCATCTCGGCCATGAGCAATGGTGAGGTGACCTACACCCCGGCCGCCTGATCCATGCTCGTCGAGTGCGGCTTCGTGCGCGCGGTCGCACCTGACGGGCAGGAATTCAGTTTCACGCCCTCGCTCGGGCGGATTGCCACGCTCGGGAGCCCCCATGAAATCGTGGCGCTGTACGCCGCCCTGCACGGGCCGGACGCCCCGGCGACCGCGGCCTATGTGCTGGCTTGTCTGTGCGATCAGGATGATCCGACACCGCTGATCGGCGGTGCCGCGCTCGACCTGCAAGACCCAGCCGCGCCGCCCGCCGTGATCGCCGGCAGCATGCCGGTTGCCGAGCAGGTGATCGTCGCGCGCCACCTGATGCAGCACGGCATCGTGGGCACGGCCAAGCCGAGCAAGGGCGATGGGAAGTTCTCCGACGCCTTCCATGCAGCCGAGTACACCGCCGCGGCCAGGGTGCACCTGGGCCTGAGCAGCACCGACGCCGAAGCCCTCTCCATGACCGAGTTTCAGCAGCTATTCGCGATGAAGTTCCCCGAGGCCAACAAGGAGCGCAGCGTGCCGAGCCGAGAGGAATACGACGCGGCGATTGCTGCTGTGGAGGCGCGCCGTGGCGTTTAGCGGATTCAATGTAGGCAGCATCTACTACTCTGTCACCCTGGATACCCAGGGGATGATCGACGGGCAGCGCAAGGTAGACGCAGAGCTGAAGAAGACCTCCGGCAGCCTGGAGTCCTTCGGGGCCAGGGTGACCAAGATATCGGCGGCGGTGTCGGCATTTGCGGCAGCGCTCTACCTCGTGGGCCAGTCCGACGCCTTCACCAAGCTGAATGCGCAACTCAAGCTGGCGACGACCAGCGCGGACGGCTTCTACAAGGCGCAGGCGGCCGTCAAGAGCATTGCCCAGGAGTCGCAGTCCAGCATCGGCGCCATCGGCACGCTGTATGCGCGGATCTCGAACGCGACCAAGGACATGGGCGCGTCGCAGCGCCTGGTGGGCGACATCGTGCGCACGGTGGCGCTGTCCATGAAGGTCAGCGGTGCGTCGGCGGAAGAGTCGGCCAGCGCCATGCTGCAACTCTCGCAGGCCTTTGCAAGCGGGGCGCTGCGCGGCGAGGAGTTCAACTCCGTGAGCGAGGCCGCCCCCCGGCTGATGCAGGCGCTGGCTGACGGGCTGAACGTCCCGATCGGCAAGCTGCGCACCATGGCGACCGAGGGCAAGCTCACCTCCGACGTGCTGGCTACTGCGTTACCCAAGGCGCTGAGCCAGCTTGAGGTGGAGGCGAAGTCCATCCAGACCATCGGCGGCGCCTTCCAGCAGCTACGAAACGAAGTGACGCTGTTCATCGGCCAGCAGATGGAGGCCAGCGGCGCCACCAAGATGACGGCTGCCGCCATCGCCACGCTCGCGGACGGGGTCAGCAACCTCGGCCAGTCGATGGGGACGTTCTACGCGGTCGCCCAGGCCGGTGCGACAGTGTTCGCCGGGGCCATGGCGGGGAAGTTCATCACCTCGCTGTCGGACAGCACCATCGAGCTTCTGAAGAACGCCGAGGCGACCAGGGTGGCCACGGCTGCCGAGGTCATGCGGCTGAAGGCTGTGCAGACGAGTGCCTACGAACTGGCCAGCAAGGCGGCTGCCGAGCGCGCAGCGGCCGTCGCAGCAGCCGACTCGGCCGCGGCGGCCGTGGTGGCGGCGCGCGCCCAGGTGGCCGCAGCAGACGCTGCCCTCGGAC